CTGCCTGTTCTCCAAATGTAACCTTTCTAATGCCCAAAAGAATCGCTTCTCTATCAGCAGCTAAAAGGTCTTCAAAAGTATCTTTAGTTACTTTTTCTTGCCCCAAACTTACAAGCCCTCTTTGTAGGATTGTATTAAGAACCTTACCTAGAGAACCTGACTTAGCAATAGCTTCTTCATCAGAGCCATTAAGCTCACGTACTTCTGCATACTTAACGAGAGAACCATCCTGGGAGATATATCCCCCAGGAAGATTCACGTCACTACTTGATGGTGCAACCGTCTTTACTACGACTGGTGCTTCTCTTAGTGCTTCTTCAATGGCAGCGTTAACTACCTTTGGATTAGATGTTGTTTCCACGATTAATGCTCCTTATTTTGGGTTACGCAAGACCAAGCTTTGTATTAGTGTCTACTGCGCCATTCTTCATGTAACCAACTGATAGTCCTTCGTGAACAAGAGTCATCTGTTCAAAAAGAATATTCTGGTCACCTGCGTTTAGGTCTGAGTATTGTAGCGTTGTAATCCATGCGTTATGAATATCAAAACGCATTTTTGCAATTGAATGGATATCTGTACCTTCATCTGCTATTGCTGGGTGGTCAAGAACATAGATTTTTACGTTAACACGAAAATCATTAGTTCCAGGAGTTACAGCGATACCCTCACCTGAAGCTGCGGCAAAGAGTCCGCGCATCCACTTAATTCCTTGATAATTGGAAGTAAGAGTTCCATGTTGGAAAGTGATTGGTGTAAAGGTAGTCATTCCAGGAATCTGGTGAATAGTGGTGTTGTAGCCACCTTCACGGTATGGAATTGACTGTGTGTTGATACCCAAACCAGTAATGCTGGTGAATCCAGCAGATACGGTAGGTGCAATATCTGCATCAAATGGTGTTGACGCAGATGTGAACTCCGCAAAAAACTTAAAATTGCGAAGTGGGTCTGTCACAATTGACGAGAACCGTTGGATGTTAGTTGTTGCCATTTATTGGGCTCCTTATGCCACTGTGACGGTTGCGCCGCCATCGAACTGACCGATATTGATTACTACAAACTCAGCTGGACGTTGCAACGCAACTCCCACCTGAATATTGACTTGTCCCGCCTCAACAGTTGCGAGCGTATTGTTTGTTGTATCGCAAAGAACAAAGAACGCTTGTTCTGGAGAAGCTCCACGAAGACCACCCTGACGCCAGAAGTTATTGAGGAAACTTCCTACAATTGCTGTAAGGCGACGGTAGAGAACGGTGTCGTTTGGCTCAAAGATAGCGAAATTGGTAAGGTCTACCAAAGCCTTCTCTAGGTAAATGAGTGAACGGCGTACTGGGACATACATAGATGCGTAACCAGCTTGAAGGGTACGAGCTCCCATTACTACAATGCCAGAACCACTGATAAAGCGGATTGCGTTAACTGGAGCTGCAGCAGAGTTCATTGCATCAAGGTTTGCATTTGTAAGGGCTGGAACTGATACCGCACCAGCAAGGCGAACAGAGATTCCAGCAGGTGCTTTCCACACTCCACGAGACTTATCTGTTGCCGCATACTTTCCAACAATTGCTCCACCTGGGTTTGCAGCAGCAATAACTGTTCCTGGTGTTGTATTTGTTGGGTCGTTGATTGTGATTGGCGGGTAATACACAGCACCAAATGAAGTCTGTGTGTAAGAAGCAGCCAAAGTAAGTTGGTTTGCAACAGTATCATTAACTGGGTCAATTACAACAAAAACGTCATTGCGGTTTAGCGCATATGAGAGAAGTGTGTTAACAGCAGTTGCTGAGGTAATTCCAGGAGCGTTAAGGATAAGAGATTGAAGAACAGTATCAAATCCAGAAACAGCAGTTGCAATATCTGTGTCTGCTGGAACCGTTCCATCAGCACCTGACGCAAGAGCTTGATTTGTTACAGTTGAAGGGTTACGAGACGCACCTGTAGCAGATGAACCCGCATCTACAGCAACAAGATATGCTGATTGAGAATTAATAACAGAAACTGCATAACGAGTATCCGTTGCTGTCATTGAAAGGTTAGTAAAGGTTTCAACCTTGTATGAGGCAGATGTTCCGCCACTGTATACGATAAGGTCAAAATATCCTGTTGCTCCAGGAGAGTTTTGGATAGAGACGTTAATCCCGTTACCCCATACTCCTGGGTTAGCAGCGGATAGTGTAAGTGTGTTTGCTGGGCTTCCAGCACGGTCTTGGAATGTACGAGTAGCTGCTGCAGTTGAGCCAGTCACTACGCGTTGTACGTAAGCTTGGCTTCCACCGTTAGCAAAGTAAAGGAATACGGCGAGAGCAAGATTGTTATTTGAGCTCCAGCTTCCGTACTTATTGATGTAGTCGCTCCATGAAGTGACTAGGGTTGGTGTGAGAGGACCACGAGCATTAGCGCCAATAAAAGCCGCTACTGAATCGGAGTTCGCTCCAACAACAGGTGCTACAGGGTTCAGGGTTTCCTGAACGTAGACGCCTGGGCGTAGATATGCGGTCATTCTTAGTCTCCTTGAGTTAGGTGTGAAACAGGTGTTAAGCCAGCTGGTACATTCGTAGTAACCCGATTAATTTCAACAGTTTGTACGGTGGATAGGGCATTATTAGCATCGACTGGTGTCATTTCGCTAACAATTCTTACTGTGTAAATGCTTCTAAATAAGCGTTTACCATCCTCGATTTGGTCTCTCTTAAGAAACCCATCAAGAAACATGTGTCGATATGCGCTCTCTGTATTAAGAGCATTAGGCATTGGAAGGCTTCCATATTGACTTGGAAACTTCTGTTGCATTTGAAAGAGTATTGCACGGTCATGTCGTGGGTGACGAGAGTAGGCGCTAATTTGGTATACAAGGTCATAGGGAAGAGGAATCTGATATCGATAAACTGTGTTGGGATTTGGCGCAACAGTCCCTCGGTTATCTGAATCATAGTTCATACCAGATATTTGGCGTTCATTAGCCGCTCTAATGTCTACAAGCTCAACAACGACATATGGGTAAGACTGGGTACGGACTTCAACGTCTGGGTATCCAAACCAAACTTTTACTGGTCGCACAGGAGCCTTTTCGTCAGCAACTGTCATGCCTTGAAGATAATTTTTAATAGCGGCGTCTTCAGCTAGGATAAAGCTCATCCAAGGGCCCCTATCTCTGCAAGTACATCGACGATACTCATTGAAAAGTCCTCTTCCATATGCGTTGCATATCGGGACATAAATGGGCGAATAACAGCTTGTGGGGAGATTCCTTCTGCACCGTACTCAAGGGTAGCTATACGGTCATCTAGGTCATCAGGATATTCAATGTAAAGGACGCCATCTTTTGCCTTAACACTGAGTTGAATAATGATGTCAGAAGGCCATTCAGCTCTATAAGCCCTGTCTCTTAGGGATGCTGTTAATGGTCCTTCAACGTTTTTAGTGACGGCTATGGCCGCGTTTTTTAATGAGGCGTTCACTTACGCCACAATCGCCAGAGGGCGGCTGCGAGGATTCCTTTAGCTAGGAGATGGTTGCTGGGTGCTTGAGGAAGCGAAAACGCTCCATGCACAAATTCTTTCTCAGAAGGCTTATCAATTTCAGCCATAGCAACTCCAAGGATACTTCGCAAGGGTAAATCAAATCCCGCACAGGATTCCCTTAAAGTATAAAGGGCCCCCTATTTCTAGGAGGCCCTAACTACTAACTACTTTTACTTCTTAACCTTCTTGGCAAGCGCTTTATCCATCTTGGCATCAGCCTTAGGAGATGGCTTCTTTGCATCCATCTTCTTATCAGCCTTCTCAAAGGCAGACTTCTGCTTAGGGCTCATGCCCTTCATTACCTTGGCATCCTGCTTCTTATCACGAGCCGCAGCACATGTAGGACAGGTGCACTTACATCCTTTTGCTGGCTTTCCTGCTGAGCAACCACAACCACATTTAGCGCAAATTTTATTTACCTGCTTTCTTGTTACGTAGGGCAGCCAAATCATCGGCGCCAATTTTCTTTGGGTTTCCAGCTATCTTAGCAATCTTTTTTTGCTTAGAGGATAGGTCTTTAGCCTTGCCTTTTCCGTATCCAGCTTGGCCTTTCTTAAGCTTACATCCACAGGTCATACACATTATTCAACATCCTCTTCTTCGTCCTCTTCGTCAAAGTCATCTTCGTCGAAGTCAAGTTCAAGGTCATCATATTCATCTGAGTCATCTTCAGAGTCATCTGCAGAGTCATCAGCGGAAATTGAATCGTCAGCTGCTGGTGCTGCTGTTGCATCGGCAACTGGTGCTGCTGTTGCATCGGCAACTGGCGCGTCTGGAGTAGCCGCTGGGTCTACTGCTGGGGTTGTTGTGTCGTCTGTCATTGTAATTCCTTTACCTAGGTGGATTTACAGAATATCTTACTTCTTACCCTTTTGGGCCATCTTCTCCATTTTCTTTACACCATATTTTTTAATGCCTGCAGCAGCGGCTACAGCGGCTGGATTCTTGGCACCAGACTTCTTAGCTTCTTCTTCAACTTTCTTGAAGCGAGCTCCACTACCGAGTTTTGCTTTTGCCATTCTTTTTACCTACTTTCTTAGGA